TGCTAAAAAAGGTTATAAGGTAACTGTATACGAACAAGAACCACATGCGGCAATGCGTACTAGCTTTGCCAATGGTGGGCAGATTAGCGTCAGTAACAGCGAAGTCTGGACTACATGGGGTAACGTCAAGAAGGGCATCAAGTGGCTCTTTAAGAAAGATGCTCCATTACTAATTCGTCCTCGCTTAGACTTCAAGCAATGGAAGTGGATCGCAAAGTTTCTGTACAATACTGCAACTAACAAGTACAAAGAGAACACTGAAAAGACTATTCATATGGGGTTAGAGTCACGTACCTTGTATGAAGAAATTCGTCAGGAAGAGGGCATTTACTATGACCGCAGTTCTTCCGGTATCTTGCATTTCTACAAAGATGAAAAGTACTTTGACGCCGCCAAACAAGCAAAAGCAATTTACAACGACAACGGTGTAGAGTGGGATATTTTGTCTGATATACATACATTATCTATGGATCCTGCACTAGGTGGATTGAAAGACCTTAAGGGCGGAGCGTGGACTAAATCCGACTTTGTTGGAGATATACACCGATTCTGCCAAGAAATGCAACGAGTGCTTGAAGGTAAGTATGGTGTAGAGTTCAAATTCAATTCTACTGTTACAGACAAATATACACTCGCAGGGCTAGCCGAAGTTTTTGATGCTGTAGTTGTATGTGCAGGCGTTGGTAGTGTTGAACTAGCAAAGCAAGTAGGAGATACACTTGATATCTATCCAGTCAAGGGCTATAGCATTACAATCAATAACGTTGATCCTAGATATCTACCTAGCGTAAGTTTACTTGATGACCAGGCTAAGATTGTTACGAGTAGTTTGGGTAATAGATTCCGTGTTGCAGGTACTGCTGAACTTACAGGTGAGAACTATGATATCAGATATGATAGAGTCAAGCCATTGTTAGATTGGGTTCATACAAACTTCCCAAATATCAATACGCATGATTACAGTAGTTGGGCATGTCTCAGACCAATGACTCCGAACATGATGCCTATTACCAAACGTAGTGACAAAAACTCAAAAGTGTACTATAATACAGGACACGGTCACTTGGGCTGGACGTTAGCACCATACACCGCAAAACTTATTTCGGAACAAATATGAGTCATTTAAAGATATCAGAGTTATTTTATAGCATTCAAGGTGAGGGAAGATACATGGGAGTACCTAGTATCTTCTTACGCACTTATGGATGTAACTTTACGTGCGGCGGCTTTGGCATGCCTAAAGGACAATTGAGCGATGAACGAGACAAGATTGATGCAGAGAGTTTTACGGAGTATAAATCCTTACCGCTTGTCAGCACGGGATGTGATTCTTATGCATCTTGGGACCCTCGTTTTAAACATCTTAGTCCTGTGCTCTCTACCGATTCTCTTGCTGACAGCATGTGTGATTTACTTCCTCACAAGCGTTGGATGGATGAGCACCTTGTTATCACGGGCGGTGAACCGTTGCTTGGATGGCAAAGAGCGTATCCTGACTTACTTTCGCACCCGAAAATGACTAGCTTAAAAGAGTTGACTTTTGAGACCAATGGTACACAAATGTTGACGAATGACTTGAAAGAGTACTTACATAAGTGGAAGATGAATCGTGAAAAGAATGCTATCACATTCTCAGTAAGTCCTAAGTTGTCTATCAGCGGCGAGAAGTGGGAAGAAGCGATCTGTCCGCCGGTAATCAATCAATACCAAGAAGCAGGCTTTGTTTATTTGAAGTTTGTTATTGCTACCGAAGAAGACGCACAAGAAGCAGACAAAGCAGTAGCGGCATACAGAGCGCACGGCTTTAGAGGTCCTGTCTACTTGATGCCTTGTGGTGGTGTTGAATCACTATACACAATGAACGCACGTAGAGTAGCAGACGAAGCATGTAAACGTGGCTGGCGCTATTCAGATAGATTACAAGTACCATTGTTTAAAAACGAATGGGGTACCTAATGAGTTGCAATCATCAAAGAACAACAGAACGTTGGGTAGAGACAGAAGATTGGTACTCTGGCGAGATGGTCGGAGAGTGGGAATACGATACTATTAGCACAACTGTAGATATTGACCTACATCGGTACAAGTGTACACAATGCAATAAGATTATGTATTACTCTGGCGCGGCCAGAGACTACTACGAAACCGGAGTTGACCGTAAAGGATTATTCACATGACACAAATAGTAATAACACGCAAACAGTTTGAGAAACTGAAAGAAGTATTTGAAATGTATGATTTAGACCGACTAGTTCTGACTGAACATTCCACTAGTGGAATCGGTCCCACAACTACAATCGAGTTCGATCCTAAACAGTCTATCAAAATGGACATAACTGATGTTGAAAGCTGGTAATGGCAGAAATATTACATGATGTGAATTTGTTTGTAATTGGATTCTTTGTTGGCTGGGTCGCATATCCATTAGTACAAACATTTAAAAAGATTTGGCAGAACGCCAAGAAAGCGACAGATAATGAAAGAAAAGATTAGAGAGATAGCATTACGAGCGGGTGGCTCACACTATCCAGAGGTAGGCGGCGAACTCCTGCAAAAGTTTGCAGACTTACTACTTGCCGAATGTATCGATGCAGTAGAGAAGTCAGATACAAGACAACTAGTGTACACTACATTCGATAAAGGAATGGCAGATAGTATCAAAGCCATAAACATCAAAGCTATAACTGAACGTTTCAAAGAATGAGAACATACGACAAGCGAATTGGATTCTTAGTAAGTTATCAAACACTTATACCTCACGGTGGCATTGGTCAATTTGCAAAGAGCTTTTGTGAGTTGATGGATCAGCATAATATCAAGGTTGATATCATTACTGACAAGGAGCCACAGGACAATGACTTTGTAAAGTCATTAAAGGCTAACATCATCAGTCCTAAAGATTCATTGCCATACACTACACATAGCGGTATCTTTATGTATGGTGATACCTTTTGCTATGAGCGCATGGCTAACTTTCGCAACAGCATCATTAGAGCTTTAGAGCATAATGTGTATGATTCATTCGTGTGCAACACTTATGAAACTATTCAAGTAGCTAGTACAATGGGTCTCGATGACTGCATTCAAATGATTGCTTACACTCACCTTGAAAGCCAAATCTTCAAGGATACAAAGAATCCATTCTTGCACACAACTAATGAGTTGATGCGCAAGCAATTGGAAATGAGTAGTGTTATTATTGGTACTCAAAGTAAGTTCAATCAGGGTGAGGTAGGTGGATATCACTTACCTATTCCTATCACTGAGCAAGCATTACTAGAAGAACACATTAAGCCACGTGAAGGTGTGTTGTTTGTTGGTCGATGGGAAGAAGGCAAGAATCCTGAATTATTCTTAGACTTGATTGAACAGACACGATTGCCTGCAAAGGTAATGACTAGTGCTAATGGTGCAAAGAAGTTTACGGAAAGACTAACGAAGATCGGTGTACCGTTCGATGTTCGTGTGGGTATCATTGGTCAAGAGAAAGTAGACTTCATTACAAGCGCAAGAGTTGCATTCAATCCTAGCATTGTCGAAAGCTATGGTATGGCATTCTACGAGCAACACATACAACTACCCACTGTTGTGTTAGAGAATCAACGTTGGACTAAAAACTTCAACAGTGAATACTTCTATACTTGCACTAAGAAAGACATGGCTGAACGTGTGACACAATTGTATGATTCGTTTGATACTGCTGACAAATGGTACAATTTAGAATCTCACACTCACGCAAAACGACAAGAAGCAACAGTGTTTCGTAAGTGGAACGAGTGCTTTAATGAGTTCAAGCCAAAGCAATCTAACTCGAACACTGCAAAAATCTGCAACGAGACAACTGTTAAGGTCGAAGACTTTATAACAAGTCTAGGTAGAACTACTATTTGCATCGATGACATTCGTAGTGTGTTATCCAACAAACACAAGTTTAGAGTTATCTATACTGACAATGATACTTATTTGTCAAAGGACCCTAAGTTTGAACCAATAGAAGAGGCAACAGGTATGAGTCTGTTTGAATTTGCATGAAGAAGATTTTAGTCACAGGATGTTCAGGTTATATCGGTTCACACCTATGTCACTTGTTGAAGAATGATTATGAAGTGTATGGCTTAGATGTTAAGCTACCTCAAGTGCCATTGAAGCATTTCTACAAACATGATATCAGAGACCCAATTGATTTCTTGCGTGATGAAAACTTTGATGCCGTGATTCATTTGGCTGCGTTAGTTAACGTCAGTGAGAGTGAAAAAGATCCAGTCGATTACTACTTAACAAATCTGTTAGGTACGATGGCAATGGTCGATGCAGTAGACACGACTAACTTTATCTTTGCGAGTACAGGTGCTGCCGAAGGATGTGCTAGTGCTTATGGTATCAGTAAACGTGCTGCCGAAGATACAGTTCGTCAAATGACTAAAGAACGATTCATGGAGTACACTACGTTTCGTTTCTATAACGTCATTGGTAGCGGTGGGTTCGAACCAACTAACCCTGACGGTTTGTTCTACAATCTAATCAAGGCACGTGATTCGGGTGAGTTCACTATCTATGGTTATGACTATGATGAATCTCCTGACGGTACATGTGTGCGTGACTACGTGCATGTCATGGAAATATGCGATGCACTCAAGCAGGCAATCGAGAAACCCGCAAACAAGATTGAATGTTTAGGGCATGGCGTTGGTCACACTGTCAAGGATATCGTTACTCGTTTCATGATGGTCAATGAATGCGACTTCCTTATCAACCTCAAGGGTCGCAGACCGGGTGACTTGCCCGTATCTGTATTGAAAGACGTTAGCCCATACATGAAAAATCTGTATACTTTAGATGAACTACTCACGGTTGACAATAAATAAGGTATGTAATATAATAGCATATTATAACCTATGTATATCAAATCATGACTAAACGTATTGGCTTCGCATGTAAGTTTGCTGAAATTAACAAAAAGGGAGAAATCTCCAGTGTTGAGGGTCTCAACACTGGGGGTACTACTCTTGCTTGGGCAAAGCGTAATATTCGCTCGGCAGTAGAGCAAAAAATCATCGATGTTGCTAAGACCAACATTGTCAATACCCATGCACTAATTAAGAAAGTTGCATCGCTTCCCGAACCTCTGCGCATGTTGCGCATCACCAGTGACATGTTTAGTTTTTATACACACGAGGATTACACTGACTTTTGGCAAAGTCAAAACACTCAGGATTCGCTCAGTCGTTGGCTTGCTCCTCTAGGTGAGACTGCACGACAAAATAATGTTCGCCTCTCTTTTCACCCTGACCAATTCGTTGTTCTTGCAAGTGATCGTCCTGAGGTAGTAAATAAAAGTATCGAGGAATTCGAATATCACGCTGACATGGCACGTATGATGGGCTATGGCAAGACTTTTCAAGACATGAAGATCAACGTTCACATTAGTGGTCGCTTAGGTCATGAAGGTGTTCGTCAAGCGTACACTCGTCTATCACCCGAAGCACGTAACTGTATTACTATCGAGAACGAAGAAATTTCACATGGACTTGATGATTGCCTTAACTTATCTGATTTGCTTCCAATTGTTTTGGATATTCATCATCATTGGGTGCGAGAAGGAGAATACTTGGATCCATCCTCAGAGCAAGTCAAGCGGGTTATTGATTCTTGGCGCGGTCTTCGCCCTACTCTACATTACAGTGTTTCACGCGAAGATTGCCTTGTTGGTCATGATATTAATACTCTACCATGCCGCGACAGCTTAATTGCACAAGGGCACAACAAGCAAAAACTGCGGGCACACAGCGACTTCTACTGGAATAATGCAGTGAACGATTGGGCATTGACATTCTTAGATAACTTTGATATCATGTGTGAGTCTAAGGGTAAGAACTTAGCCAGCTTTAAACTATACGAAAGAGCAAAAGTAAATGGGATTATTTGATAAATTATTTGGTAAGAAAGAAGTGCTTCCGGTACCGGAAGCGCCAGCCATGCCTAAGGTTAAGAAACCTCGCAAGCCAAGAGAAAAGAAAGTCGCAACTGAGCTTTCAGCTAAAGAAAAAGCAACGGCAGCAGGTGAACCGTACATCAATATTTTGAGCGTGGAAGTTGATCCTGACAATATCAACAACGGTTCGTTTGAGCTAGATTTCAATGACAAGTTTGTGTTGAACCTAGTTCGTTCCGGGTATAAGATTCGTGATGATGACACTGATGCCCAAATAGTAGATCGTTGGTTTCAGACAGTCTGCCGCAATATTGCTTTAGAGCTATATGAACAACAACAAGCAGATCCCGCGAATAGAGATTTACGACCCATACAGACCCGTGACTTAGGCAATGGCCGCACTGAAGTCAGCTAATGGTTACCCAAAAGCATTGTACACAAATCAAAATAGTAGTATACTTAACGCAACTACTTAAAGAGCCTCAATGAAATACGCACTAATCGACACTGCTAACACTTTCTTCCGCGCCCGTCACGTTGCTTCCCGTAACGCTGATACTTGGGAGAAGGTGGGAATGGCATTGCATCTCACACTCGCATCTGTCAATCAAGCTGTCCGTCGTTATGGAATCGATCATGTCGTATTCTGTCTCGAAGGTCGTTCGTGGAGGAAGGATGTGTACGAGCCGTACAAAAAGAATCGAGTCGTTGCTAATCAAGCATTGACTGATGCTGAAAAAGAAGAATCAGAAATGTTTTGGGAGACTTACGAAGCCTTCACAACATATCTCAAAGAGAAGACCAACGTCACTGTTCTGCGACATGAGAAAGCAGAGGCTGACGATATGATCGCTAGATTTATTCACTTACATCCAGATGACACGCATTATATTATTAGCACTGATACCGATTATGTTCAGCTTATTACTGATAAAGTGTTCCAGTACAATGGAGTCACAAATGAACTTATCACCCTCGATGGATACTTCAAAGAGTCAGGCAAGCCAGTACTAGACAAAGAAAAGAATCCTAAGTTGCTTGAGGCTCCTGACTACCTCTTATTCAAGAAACTGATTAGGGGTGACGCGGGCGACAACGTATTCAGTGCTTACCCAGGTGTGCGTGAAGTTGGTAGCAAAAACAAAGTCGGTATTAAAGAAGCATACGAAGACCGCAACAAACAGGGCTTCAACTGGAACAATCTAATGCTTCAACGCTGGACTGACCACAATGGAGTCGAACACAAGGTTCGTGATGACTACGAACGCAACCGCATGTTGATTGACTTGACTGCGCAACCCGAAGCTATCAAAGAAGTAGTTGACCAACGTATTCGTGAAAGTGTACGAATCACTACTACTCCCCAAGTCGGAATTCACTTTATGAAACTCTGTGGAAAATATGATCTTACGAAAATTAGCGAACAAGTGGAGACATACTCTAAATGGCTTAGCTCTCCATATCAAGGGTCCGTACATGTCCCTGCATAAACGGCAAGTGTATGCCGGGCTATTAGAAATACTGAAAGACAGTAAGTATTACTA